ATCGGAGCGGAAGCGAACGGTCAGCAGTTTATTTTCGATTCGTTTTTTGATATTCGGGCGGCGCGTCCAATGCCGTTGTATAGCGTTCCCGGTTTGATCGATCACTTTTAAGGGTACATCATGGATCCGGTTACTGCGGCATTAGTTGTTGGTGGAATTGATTTTTTAGGCGGTCAGATGCAACAGAGTTCTGCGAATGAAGCCGCTCTGCGGCAGATGCAATTTCAACAACAGGCGTCTGATACAGCGTATCAGCGTCAGGTTGCTGATTTAAAGGCCGCCGGTATTAATCCGATGTTGGTTAGTAAGCTGGGGGGCGCTAGCACCCCAGCTGGAGCTATGCCACCAGCGTTTAATGTGTTAGGTTCGGCTGCCCAAAGAGGTATGGACGCATATTCTTCTGCTACGTCTGCTAAGAAAACGGCCATGGATACTGTGGTTGCGGAGGAGCAAGCCGTTTTGACTCGTAAACAGGCTTGGGTAGCTGAAAATACTGCGGCTAAGATTTTGTTTGAGATCAGGAATTTGGATGATGAGCAGTTGAGGTTGCAGGAAACTGTGAATTTATTGTCTGCTCAACGTGCTACTGAGGAGTATAAGAAGGCTACTGAAAAGGAGCGTGCTTCTATGATAGTTGCTACTGTTAATAAGATTCGTGCCGAATCTGATTTGTTGGATTTTGATTTGCAGAGTATTCAGAAGTTTGAGAATTTGGCTAAAGATGCTGGGCAACTTAAGCCGATTTTTGATATTGTTTTGCGTTTGTTAAGGAAGTGATATGTTTATTCGAACGCCTTATAACTATGATCGTGATGATGCTTCTAAGCAGAGCGCAAAGGTGTTTCCGCAGGAAACCCTTGCGCAACAGAATTTTCGCGATCAATGTGATATTAATAGGATAGTGAAGCAGTATGGTGTGACTGGACAAGTCCCAGTTACGCTACGTACCCCTATTCAGGAGGATTTTGTAGCGATTACGGACTATCACACCGCTATGACTGCTGTAAGAAAAGGACAGGAGTCCTTTGAGTCATTACCGGCGGAAGTCCGGTATAGATTTAAAAACGACCCCGGTCGTTTTGTAGAGTTTTGCCTTGATCCAGAGAATCTGGATGAGGCAATTAAGCTCGGGTTAGCACCCGAGCGCGTAGTGGCTCAGGCGCAGCCGGAGCCTGTTTTAACCGGTGGCGAGAGCCAAGACCAATAGCTTACTTGATAGCTATTGGTCTAGGTGACACCCAAAGATGTAGGAGCGTGATATGTATAACCGACGTATGCCAGTGTCTAAGAAGCGAAGCGCTAAGAAGTTCAAGCGTAATGTTTCTAAAACTAAGGTTGTTAATCTAGCCCCACCGCCTATGCGTGGTGGCTATCGGTTTTAATTTTTAACCACCCCCGAAAGGGGGCAGGAGTTTTGTATGGGATGTTTTAAACCACTTGATGCCCAGCGGCTTGACGATGGGTCGGTTTCATTTTCTGCCCCGAAGGGGTCAGGAAATGCGTTAACGATCCCTTGTGGTCGTTGTATTGGGTGTCGTATGGATCGCGCTAAGATGTGGGCGATCCGTTGTATGCATGAGGCATCCATGCATGAGAAGAATTGTTTTATTACGTTAACGTTTAACGACGATCATTTGCCTATGGATGGTTCGTTAAATTATCGTGATTTTCAGTTGTTTATGAAACGCTTACGCAAGCGTTTTCCGAATAGGAATATTCGGTTCTATATGTGTGGCGAGTATGGCGACAAAGACGCCAGACCTCATTTTCATGCTTTATTGTTTAATTTTGATTTTGAGGATAGGACCGTCTGGAAGAAGACTGAGAGCGGTTCTATGATTTATCGGTCCGCGGTTCTTGAGGAGCTGTGGCCGTTTGGTTATTCGTCTATTGGAGATGTGACGTTGCAAAGTGCTGGTTATGTGGCACGCTATGTTATGAAGAAGATGACGGGTGATTTTGCGAAGCGTTGGTATGAGAGGGTAAACCCTCATACTGGCGAGTTAACTAGGTTAACGCCAGAATTTAATCGGATGTCATTGAAGCCCGGTATTGCTCAAGCGTGGTTTGATAAGTTTTATACGGATGTTTATCCGCATGATGCAGTCGTTTTAGAAGGCGGAAGGAAGATGAAGCCGCCTAAGTTTTATGACTTGAAATATGAAAAACTTGATCCATATAGATTTGAGGAGGTGAAGATGGAGCGTGTTTTGCGCGCGTTGTCACGTCCTCGGGACGATAGTCCTGAAAGGTTGGCGGTTAAAGAGGAAGTTTTAGCCGCTCAGATTAAGAAACTTGAAAGGTCATTATGAAGCAGGTTATTTGTGCAGTGCGCGACAGCGCCGCAGATGTGTTTGGTCGTCCTTATTTTGTGCCC